AAAAAGTGTGGTTTTACGGAGACGAAGGTTTTCGGCCCAAAAAAGGAAATCATTTCATGTCCCATGATATATCGTTAGTTACTAACATAGGCATAGTTTGTATGGAAAACCAAGAGGGCTGCGTAAAGCCTCGTATGCCTTTTCAGGGTTCTGCCCAAGCTGCCGGTTGGGACATTTCCACTAACATCGCAGACTCCGTCACCCTTAAAGCTGGAGAGTGGCGTTTATTCCCCACGGGACTAAAGCTGATGATTCCCGATGGTTATGAGATTCAAGTGCGGCCCAGATCGGGCTTGGCCTTAAAGAAAGGCTTGACTGTTTTGAACGCGCCGGGTACCATTGACAGTGACTACACTGGGGAGTTAGGGGTTATTCTGATTAACCACTCGCCTAACTCTAAGGTAGTTAATCCCTATGAGCGTATTGCTCAGATTGTGCTGAAGAAGGTAGAGCGCGTAGCATTTAGGCAAACCGCGACGATCACCAAGGATACTAAGCGCGGCTCTGGCGGTTTCGGTTCTTCAGGAGAGTAATGCTTTGCCCTAAATGTGACCACGCCTATTCTTCTGTGCTGCACACCACAAACTCAATGCGAGACCCCTATCGTCACCCTTTATGGTTTAGGGCTTTTGCCGAACACTACCCTTCATTAATAATGCGAAAGCGTAAGTGTCTGAAGTGCGATAATCGGTGGAAAACTTTGGAGCTGCCGTTAGAAGACTTTAAGTACATCGGCAAACCAGAACAGATAAAAGAGCTGCCACTAAAAAAATGACTAAAAAGAAAAGACGCCGTAATGAAGTCTGTAAAGACTTACCGGGAGAGCGGTGGAAGACGATTCCCGGCTATCCCGATGTTTATGAAGTCTCTTCTTTTGGCCGTGCGCGCACTTGGGTGGGTAAAGGGCGCTCTATGAAGCAGGGCCGAGGGAAAGTTGCCTACTTAATGAATCTGCTGCCCGATAAAGCGGGTTACCTGAGAGTTCGCATGACTGTCGGCCCTAAAAACATAAAGACGCCTTTTATTCACCAGTTAGTTCTTTTGGCTTTTGTGGGGCCTCGTCCCGAGGGTTACCTAACGCGCCATTTAGACGGGTGCCCTCAGAACAACGTCATATGTAACCTAGCCTGGGGCACTTACAAGCAAAATGCAGATGATAGAAAGGTTCACGGAACGAATAAGGTCGGCGAGGATAACCCCAATAGCAAGATAACAGAAGATATAGTAAGAGAGATTCGAGTTTTGTGCAAAGGTTCTTTAAAGCAAAGAGAAATCGCCGCTAGATTCGGCATATCCCAGCAGGAAGTTAGCCAAATAAAGCGGCGATTGATTTGGAAGCACGTAGATTAAAAGATGCTGACCTTGTTAGAGGGCAGCGCCAAATCTTGCGGAAGCTGAGTTCCCGCCCCTCCTGGCCTGGATGCAAGCGTTTCTGCCTGCAGGGGGCTGGATGGCTTCGGGTTACGGTTGGGGTACTTAGTTAGCATCCGGCTTTCGATGATTTCATCAATCTCTTTGATGTCATTATCGGTAGCGTTGGGGTTAGCCGACAGGAACCCTTGCATCAGTCGGTAGTAATCATCCATGGCCTGATCGTACCGTTCGTCGCCAACCATGTGAGGCATCGCAGACTCGAAAAGCTGCACGGCCTTTTCTACTTCGTACTGCTCCGTTTGTTCCCGAAGCTGTTTCAGTTCATGCTGCAGCTTACGGTTTGCTTGCCGTTCGCGCATAATGTGTTCGTTAAGCTGGCCCTGGTAGTGGTTGTGAACCGCTTTTTCTCTACCTTGAAGCTGTTGGGCAAACTCAGCCAGCTTACGATTATGCTGGTAGAACTGATTTGCTTCTTGCGTTCTTTGGTTAAGCCGCTGGTTGAAC